AAAATCACAGCTCGTGGAATTAAAAGCGGCGTTGGTTGTGGATATCGCCCGCATTTATTCATTGCCTCCCGCGTTTCTGCAAGACCTAACCAACGGCACTTTCAGTAATGTTGAGCAGCAAGATTTGCAGCTGGTAAAGCACTGCATCATGCATTGGGTAAAGCAAGCCGAACAAGAAATTAACCTCAAATTGTTTGGCCGAAACAACAATCAATTCTACGTTGAATTTAATTTAGATGGTTTGCTTCGCGGTGATTTCACATCACGCATGGCGGGCTATGCCACCGGTATTCAAAACGGAATTCTCAAGCCCAATGAAGTGCGCCGCCAAGAAAACAGAGAAGACGATCCAGAAGGCGATGTGCTGTTAATTCAGGGCGCAACCGTTCCGCTTGGCTCGCAACCCATATCACAACCTAACGCTGCAGCGTCCGCCATCAACTTATCAAAAAACTTACTCGGCATTTCTTGCATTGCCATTTCGCCGAGCTCAGCACTCAACTCGCTCACTTTGTTGCGTGCAGCTTCCGCAAGATCATGAAGGCCAGTCATAAACGCGCTTTCGCCGGGGAGCGCTATTAATTCGTGGCTGGTACCCAATAATTTATTAGAGGCCGTTATTGCAGAATTAATACCCTTAATAATTACATCATTTACCGCAACACCCGGTGCAAGGAGCATTTCAAAAACACTCACAACCGCAGCACCAAACGCAACCGCCACCAACTCAATGCCTTTAAAAACCACACGCAAACCTTGGACAACATCGCCCAGTTTTGCGAAGCCACTTAAAGCAGATTTAATTGCCGCACTCACCTGCTCTTTGAAGCCACCGCTTTCAACGGCCGCATTGCGCAAATATTCGGCAATAACACGCATATAGGGAGAGAGCTGAACAGCAATAGTATTCGCCAACCCGACAATAACCATTTTTGCTTTTGACCACGCATCATTTGCGGCTTCAATTTTTGATGCATCCGTATCACTCACCAACACATTGAGCTCGCGCAATTCTTCATTTGCAGCGCGGAATTGATCGCCGCCATCCATCATCATTGCAACAACGTTATTCCCTTTTAAACCCAACTCTTTTAACGATGCGGCGGCCTGCTGAGAGTTATAGCCAAGCTTTACCATACGATCTGCAATGGCGGCCATGCGCTCATTGGCATCCATTTTAGAAAGCTCTTGCGCAGACAAACCCAAACGATTTAATTCTTTGGCAGCAGCACCACTGCCTGTCATAGCCTGCCCTAATTTCTGATTTAATTTACCCGTGGCGGCAGATAATTCTTCATGTGCAACACCGGCCATATCGGCAGCGTATTCCAGCGATTGAATTCCAGCAGTGGTTGAACCTAAAGCGCGGGCGAGCTTGGCTTGGCGATCGATAGTGTCAGAGGCAGTAACGTACAACCCAGCAATAACAGCAGCGCCCGCAGCGGCAGCGGCGAGGCCATAGCCGACAAAGGTATTCATCATTTCACGGGCTTTTTTATCTAACCCGCCTACCGCACCACTCGCCGCGCCCATATCCGTTACAAAATCGGTTACGTTTGCGCCAACGGTAATTGCAATATTGCCTACACTTTCAGCCATTTTTTATCTCGCCACTTTTAACGCATTAATCGAGCATGTCGTACAATTCTTGCCAATCAGCCTCAGTAAGTTCCGGCTCTTTTTCTGGCATTTTTGCTTCTAATAACCACCACAATTCGCCCGGGCTTAGCACCCAGAAATCGCGCGGCGGGTATTTCCAAACCTCTACGAAAATTTGGTACCAGCTTTGAACTAGCTTTTGGCTTTCGCCTTGGGTTTCGTTATCGGCTTTTTTGCAGAGGCAACCGCCTGAAATTTAGCGGGGGGAATCATCATTGAAAGCAAACCGCTAACCGCGCCCGAAATCATGGCCGCGCCGCCATCTTCAAATACGCCTTCGTAAACATCTTCGTCGGTAACGTTCGCACCCGCGTGACGCAATGCAATGCCGTAGGCCTGTGAAAGCTTTACCAAGGGAACACGTTGAGCATTGGATAAATCGCTTAGCGTGATTACATCTTCAATTTGCGCCAAACAACGCATAACGTTTGTTGGTTCAATTTTGTAACTCTTGTTTTTAAATGAAAGCTCAATGGTTTTAAAAATTGACATTGCTGAATGCTCGCGGTTTTAAATTTTTGGCATAAAAAAAGGCCGCCTTGTGGGCGACCTTTTCGGGGCTGTTACGGTTTAAAGATTAAACGTCTGGCGTGTAGACCATTACGCCGGATGATTGAAGTTCAGCCGAAAATTTAATGGCATCGTTGGTTTCGCCTTTTTCTGAGTAGGCAGACAAAAAGAAGTCACCATCAACAATATCGCCATTTGGAAAAACCAGCGTTACATCTGTGAGCATGCGCGATGTAGTCACCGCCAAAGTACGCAACACTGCATCTTTTGTGACACCCTCAAAACTGACATCAATCGACATTACGCCCGCCTCTGATAAAAGCGAACGCCAACCACTATCATCGTCACTGGTAATGTCAATCGCCTCACCATTGAACTTGATATCCTTTGATAAAATACCGGCACAAATCACCACTGCGCCTTTTTTAATTAAAAGGTTTTTACCTTTACTAGCTGCCATACAACCCCCTAGAGTTTTTCAATTAACATACTAAACGTTTGAACACCGTGGCGTGTTTTTCCATCGGCATCCACAAATGAATCTGAACCCTGAAACGCACAAACCACGCTCACATAATTGGGTATTAACAAGTCTGCATTGTGGAGAGCGCTGTAAACATAACCCTGCAATTCTTTAATTTCTTTTTTGCCCAGGTACCGCGACCACGTGTGAATAGTAATGACTGCATCTGCGCCATTTTCCGTATCTGTATCCCACGCCTTTACCGAATCATCACCCACAACAACATAGGGAAAATTGCAGGAATCACCCGAATCTTTTGGCTGGGGCACATCGTCATAAACAGGAATTTTTTTTGAAATTAATTCAGCGCTTTCCGCGAGCTTTTCATAAATTGCCTTTTGAATTACTAATTCAAAGCTCATCGCGCGCCCCGCGCTTCACGCGCTAATTGTTTTTCAAGCTTTTTACCAAACTCTTCTACCAACATGGTTCTCATATTAGCTTTTGCACGCTCTTTTGCAGGCTGAATAAAGGGCTTAGCGGCAGAAAAGCGGGTGCCGTATTCAACAAATTTCCAATAAAACGCATCTGGCTTTTGGCCTTTACCCTCCCCCACAATGACTTGACTGGTTGGCATATTAGGGGGCGATTTTTTACGCTTTGCTTTTATGGCCTTACGTAAGTTACCCGATAATTGTGGAGCGTTATTTTTTGCATCTTTTGCAATATTTTGTGCAACTGCTTGAACGGTAGCGCGCATTAAATTGCGCGCAGCACGCGGGGCGCGCTCATTGAGCAGGGCTTGAATTTGATCAATACCCTCAATGCGCACCGTACTCACAACGCTACCCCGCTTTCAGCTTCAATGACCAAATACATTGAGCGGTTGCTCACCGGTGGAATAAAACGAATGTTGTAATAAATTCCGTCTGAGTAAATTTGATCGGTTGGCAATAAATCATCGCGGTACCGAATAACAAATGCACACATGGCAGAGTTATTTACCGCATCATACTTTGCGAATTCTTTGCCGGATAACGGCCGGCGCTTTGCCCACACATTGGTGGCAATAACCCATGGCCCCGCATCTTTTTTGCCGCCCATGCCATCGTCGCTTTTTTCTGGACGAACAATGTTAATTAGCTGGTCTAACTCGCCCGCCTGAAATGTCATGCAGACCACCCTTTGCGGCTAATGCTTAACAAGCTTTCAACAGCCAAGGGCAATTCTTGCGCGGTAACACCAACAAGTACGGCAGTGCGGTTTTCATACCAGTGCGCAACGATTAAACGGATTGCTCGGGTGATGTTTTTGGGGATATTTTCAGCGGTACCGAAGCCAGCAACAAACCGAATGGTGATTGCATCGCGGCGGGTATACACAGCAGGCCAAACAACACCGGTTTTGGGCTCAATAGAGGCCGTGTCTTCATCGCCGTATAAATAAAAGTCATCTACAGCCAGCGTTTGCGCTGTATTTTCAGCATCAAAATAACTTATTGAGGTAATGGATTGCACCGGCGATAACGGCAGCACAACACAACCACTCGCTGAGGAAAGTTTTAAATCCCATGTTTCAGCAGTTAAAACCTTGCCAACAATGCCATCCTTACCTCCCACAAGCGCACAAGCAGCAGCAATGTAATCCTTCAGTAATTCATCGTCTGCACCGTGCTGGATTTTTAAATCGAGCTTGCAGTCGTCAACGCTTACGGGCAAATCTACATCGCCTGCTACTTTTTTGAGCATGTAATTACTCATTTTTTTGCAGCTTTTTCAGTGGAAACTTTTTTTGTAGCAGTTTCGGCTTCGGTTGCGTTCTTGACTTCTTCCACATCTACAACAGCAGGAGCAGCTTCACCTTCGCCCGTAACAACAGGAGCAGCTTCACCTTCGCCCGTAACAACAGGAGCAGCTTCACCTTCGCCTGCGACAACAGGAGCAGCTTCGCCTTGGACAAAATCAACAGCTTCGGCTTGGCCAGCTTCGATCATGCGTAAACCTTCGGCATCATCAACTTCTACTTCATCGCCACGATTTTGCACGACAGCTGGGCCTACACGACTGCACAATAATTTAATCTTCATTATTCGCCCCAAAAAAAAGCGCCACTTAGGGCGCTTTTTTATCAATCAACATGAAATTTCTTAATTAACCTTATGCGTTAACCAAGTGTTTAATTGCAGCGGTGTTTAATAGCTCACCATCAAAACGCTTAAAGCCAACCATGCCAACTTGGAAAAACTCAGCGTAGCGCTCGCGCAATGTCATGACTTGGAAGCCACTAACTTTTCGCACAACATAGCGAGAAAAATCACCAAAAATAACAGGTTTTGCAGCAGTGCCGATATTAGCCATTGCCTGGTTAACACTGTAGGGCTTACCCAAAAATTGATCTGGCTCGCCCGAACGAACATCACCCATTTGCCAGAGATAATTGCCTTGGCCATCCTTCAGCTTACGAATAGCCGCTAGGGTCAAATCATTAAACATCCAGCGGCATTTTGGCGATGCACGGTATGCAGAATCCACACTGTGGAACAAATCGATAAGCTCATCAGCAGTAATTGCAGAAGCGCCCGCAGCGGTTTTACCCAAAGAAGATGCAGACACAATACCTTGCGGGGCATTGGTACCATTTGCCGTGGTTAATGCAGTATTAGCTGTGCGACCAAGGCGCTCACCAAACAATTCATTCACAAGCGCTTGAATATCAAACACAGAATCTTGTAGCAATTCCATTGGAATTCTTACGATACCTGTATCGTAGACATACGCATCCAACAACTTTTCACCAAATGCAATATCGTCGGTACCGTCATCATCCACCGCCGCATTTTGCGCTTTAATACGCCCTGTTTTTGCTGTGTCATCAACGGTTGGCCACGGAATACGATTACCGGAAGTTGTGTTAAGTTCTCGTACAATATTTGCGTCCCACATTGGCCCCCACGCTACCATTGCGCGATCGATTTCTGGTTGCAATTCAACGGGAACTGTATAACCACCAGAGGCGCCAGTGGTACTAGTTTGCGCACGCTGTTCTGGCGCTAAATCTACGCGGCCGGTAATTAATACTGCGCGCTCTTCTGAATCTAATGATGCAACACCAAATCGCAGCTGCTTAGCAAACACTTCGCGATATTCAGGTGTAGCTGAATCACCTTCACCAGCACCGCGAGCCTCACCATCATTTTGATTTGGGCGGCGTGGATCGCCAGCTTCGCTAGCTTTTTGCGCGGCAGCTAAGCGCAATTCACGCTCAACTTGTGCTTTGATTTTATCGTGGTCGCCCATGATGGTATCAAAACGCGCTTCAATTTCTTTGGCCACACCGGGTTCGGTTGTGGCGGTAATTTTGTCCAGCTCTGCGCGGGCTTCGGTAGCAAGTACTGCCATTCGTTCCCGCAAAACCTTAATAGTCATGAT